ACAACTAACGTTCCATAGGCATATGGAAAAATTAATAGTAGTGGGTCTCTGCTTTTCCATGATATGGCTTGCCGTATGGGGACTCAGTGATAAAAATAAGAAATAATATGGAATATACATTTAAGAAAGATTTCGGCTTTTTCAAAGCAAATGATGTACTTACTTGGGATGAGGATCTTAATGCTTTTACTATGGATGTAAAAGAAGATAATGGTTTCAGATCTGCTATGATTGATGCAAATACTGCTGAAGATCTGTATGAAGAAGGTCTATTGACAAAGGTTAAACCTAATATTGATAAGATCAGTGCTACAGTTAAATTCATTGACTCTTTACTTAAACAATACGAAGATGATTACGAAGAAGTAATGCAGAAGTATAAAGAAGGTAAAATTCAACCATGTGTTAAAGTAGAAGCTGAAACAGTATACTTCAACCTTACTAAAGTATTAAATAAAGTTAGAGAAGAATTGACAAATGAATAAATTGGTTAAGAGTGTATCTAAAACCGATTTGTTAAAGGAATTCTTAAAAAGCCTTAATGGCATACTTGATCTAACAGATAGAGAATTGGAGTTGTTAGCAACTTTCATTGACTTAGATGTTAACACTCCAAAACTCCCCAATATCCACAAGAATGTGATATCTACTGAGAATAGAAAGTATATTAAACGTACTCTGGGTATTACTCCAGATAACTTAAGTAGATACATATCTAAGTTTAAATCTTAGGGGATACTGATGAAAGGGAAGGCCGAGGATGAAGTGTTTGTGAATAAGGCTCTAATTCCTGAAATAATAGGTGATAGAGTACAAATCACAGTGATTCTAAAAGTAAAGAAAGATGAAGATGAGATCGTTGATGCTTGATGCAGGTTCAATTATACTATGGAAGGAATATAATCCTATTCGTAAGTTATGGAGTAAAGTAAGAAGAAAAACGCTGCCATTTAACCGTTTTACTATAGTAGGACAAAAGACAGAATTACTTACTACTGATAAACTTGAGAATATAGTAGTTTACGAACCGATCAGAAAGTATAACAAATTAGAAAGTAACAAACTTATGACTATTACTTTTGGATTAGGTTCCTCAAAAGAATGGGATGAAGTAGTTACTATAATTAATATAGTACGACCTAATACACTACTTGCTACTAATAGTATTGATAAGTGTAAGTACTATAAGAGAGTAGAATGGAATGAGAAACTAGACGAGTATATATACTAAACTCAGTAATAAGTATAACATACCATATCAAGTAGTAGAAGTAATATGCAATAGTCCTTTCAAGTTTGCTAATAAAGCAATAACAGAACTTGATCCCAAACCAGTTATGATGGCTTACTTAGGTAAGTTTAAAGTAAAGAGAAGACATGAAGAAGACGCCAAGAGTAGATAGATACGACCCAATAATATACCCTCGTAAATTATGGGTAACAGGAGATGTAATTGGATTAAACAAGATCTTTAAGTTTAATAAGTTAGATAATACTAAAGAGGAATGTGCATCAGCTTATGATGAACTTGTAGAAGAATATAACACTACTAAAGATGGATGGCTTACTTGTCCTGTAACACATAAAGCAACTGGTGAATACGGAGCCTTAGTAATAATAATGGATAGCAGTATAGAAGCAGGTGGAGAAGCCCACGAAGCAGTACATGTAGCTGATTATATATTTGACGAATTAGGAATGTATACACAGTCATTTGTAAATCATAATGAACAATACGCATACTTGGTAGGTTGGGCAGCAGGATGCATAAGTAAAACACTAGTAAATATAAAAAGAGAATATGACACACGAAGAGAGTCTGATGATGTGGAAGCTTGAAATGGAAAACTTCAATAAGAATATTGGGTTGGCTTCCAAGGATATGAAAAAGATGTACAGCATACTTGATACTGTAATTAATGAAGGTATTGTTACTTATGAAGACTTTACTAATGATATGATTGATGAACTTACTACTCTAATGGTAGAAGAAGGGAAATCAGGAAATGGACAGAAAGATAGAGCTACTGAGATTGATATCATATGTAAACGTTTAACTGAGAAGTATGAAGCAAAACATAAAGAAGGAAAGTCTGGAGCAGGAGATACAGAACTTTCAGCAGATAATACAGAAGTATTAGACAATGAAGAGTTACTCGAATCCGAATGTACCGATGAGGAGAGCAATGGAGATAGTACAGAGATTGAATAAGGAGAAGTATTTAGGTTATAGAATTGATTGATTATGGTAAAATATTGTGCAAAAATAAATAATGCTAATATCTACAAAGTAGATTTTGAGAAAGAAGAATTCGAGTCTGTTAGTCACTTCAGTGATATTGACTATCGTTATATTATACCAGAAGATGGTATCTTAGAGATAACTGATAAGAATGGTAATAAGAAATCTATTGAAGTAAAACAGTATGATCTGCTACTTAAGATGTACAGTACTACTGGTGACTATGACGATAAAGAGTTCATAGTGATAGATAATCCAGAATTGAAGGACTATTATCGTAGAAGAATTGAGAGACTGGAAGCTGATAGAAAAGCAAGAAAAGTGACAACAGAGGAGAGATGTTGTTGCGATTGTGAACCTGTAGAAGCAGCATAATGGAAAAGATACTAGTAAATAGATATGGAGAAGCTATTAGTTTTAACACTGATCTAAATGCTATTACTCCAATGTTAGCCAACATTGATTGCCATATATACAAAACTGAAACAGACGGGCAAGTAATTACTTCAGATGAAGTAATAGACATTAAAAAAGGAGAATTCGCTCTTGTTTGTGTATGCTGGAATAATGGTAAGAATGTTGTAAAAGCCATTGTAATATCAGATCCGGCAGCCATACACGACTTAGGAGAATGGTACGAATTTGAATTAAATAAGTATAAGTCAAATGAATCTCGTTGATATAGTAGGAGGTAAGGTTGTAATACACCCAGATCTGTATTTCATACCAGCATTCAAAAGACTATACGAACATGATACTTCGGAAGACAAAGTTCATCAAGAGCTTGTTATTACTTATATAGTACTTATGCATAATTGGAGTAGCCCATATAAGAAGAGTATGGATGCTCATACTAGAGAAATAAGGCTCAAAGAACAAGTATTTGAAGATCCAAACTATGAACTTACTGAGGAAGAAAAGGTAGCTGAACAGGAGTATATAGATTGGCAGAATACTAGAATACTAAAGATGCTAGACGCTCAAATGAACAAATTAGACTCAGTTACTAAGTGGTATGAAGAGTCATTAGATG